AATATCTTTTTACCGAATTTGAATAGTTTTACTTGACCTTCGTTCTCTGGATTCTTAGGATCAGAAACCACAAGAACATTAGTATAATAGGTGAGTTTTCTCTTTCTCTTACGAGCAATCTCTTTATCAGAATCTAAACCAGTATTCCATAGACGACTGTTATCCTCTGATACAGGATCTTTCTTATTCATTGTTGTGAGAGAGTTCTCAATATACCAACCACCTGGACCTTGAAAGGCATGTGACCATACTCTTGCCCAAGGTAGTTCCTCACCTTCAACTGCAGGTAGAAAACGAATAACGGCATAACCATTACCTGATTTATCAAGTTCTGGTCTCCAGAATCTTTCGTCTTTACCTGATGATTGTGTGGTAGTTTTTGCGTTAAGAGATTCTAACTCTTTTGTTAGTTTGTCGAAATTACCTCGACTTCTTTTTAGTGCTTCAAATGACATATTTTCTCCGTATGTTTATTGTATGTTGTTGTTATCCACGTATTGCATTATATAGAATTGTATTATATCATATTTAGTCGACTTTGTCAACTATAAAATGGGGCCGAAGCCCCATTTCTTCAAAAAGATTAGAAATTAACAGATATTCCAGCAGCTGGTGTTACATCTTTAGAATCCATATTGTATCCTGCTTCTACATACCAGTCAACTGATTTGTAAGATGAGATATAACCTGCACCTGCATTTTGTGACCAATCACCCTCATCACCGTTTATGAATAATGAATATCCATTTGTAGAGATGATTGATTCATAGGCAACTTTGTCTGTTAATGAGTTGTCGTGTGTTGCAACAGTTGTTAAAGCAACGTCTGATGCAATATTCAATCCTGCCTCAACAGCATAGATGTTATCGTCTGTTGCGATTGTGTGGTCAACAGAACCTGCAAGACTTAACTTACCAACATCTAATGAATGTTTTAATTGTACTGTGTCAAAATCAGTTACATCGGTACCTGTGTCTGTAAATAAAAATCTTACAGAGGTATTTTTGTATGAACCAATGATACTTTCACCAGCGTCACTTGGATTTGCTAGTGTGTCTGCACCAACAACTTCAAGTCCACCACCGATAAAGATGTCACTTTGTTCACCATAACTGATAGAACCGTTTGTGTACTTTACACCAAGTGAATACTCGTCTAAGACAAGTTGATCACTTGCGTTTGTAATAACAGCGATAGACGCAAATCCAACATCACTTGAAATATCCAAGTCAATGTCTTTGGTTGCGATTACATCGCCTGCGGCGTTCTCGGAGAAATCAACTCCAATTGCACCTTTGATTTCTGCAAATGATGTTTTTGAAATCATCAATGCAGCTAAAATTAATATTAATTTTTGCATTTGTTTCCTTTTCTTATTCACATTAAAATAACATAATTGTTAACGTGATATTTATACGTAATAATTAAACTTTAGATTAAAAAGTTGTTGATAAGTTCTTCTTGTGTAATGTACTTAATGTTAATGGCGTCTGACCATTCTTCAATTTCACTATTCACTTTATCAATACCTAAAGGTTTTTCGTTTACTTTATAGAAATCAATATTTGAATAAACTATAAAGTTTGATTTATACTGTTGCAACCAATTTACTGGATTAACTGCATCAATATCATTCTTCTCATAATGTAGGGTGTCTTTATACATGTTGTTAAATTTATTTGTATTCGAAAATAAATCACAACCTATCATATAAACTTCATCTGGCTTTTCAACATGACAACCAATGTTTAATGCCGTAGGACCTGCCGACCATCCACAATCTCCTGTTGTACCGTCATTTAAATTCATGTGATCATCGATACGATTTACTTTGTCTTGTGGAAATAACCATGAAATAAACAAAACGTTTGCACCAATACCTTTATACTCTCTATCTTCTTCTAAGAGTTTGTTCTTCCATAATGCGGTTGAACCGTGTATCACAAATTCAGTTGAACCTTCTGGTTTTTCACTTTCAACAATTTTAGGTTCATATCCAAATCTTTCTTTCATATCTTCAATGTGAGTGAATTTCATTTGTTCATACATCATATCTGGTATTGATGACCAACCACGATAATAGACAGTGTTATCTTTTGCATAACCCTTATCGTAGATTTCATGCATAATACCAGGATCAACACTGATCAATGCATCTGGTGTATAATCTCTGTGTAGTCCATTACAACCATAAACTTTACCTTTACCTGTTAAAAGGTTCAGATCAAAGTTTTGACGACTTTCGCCGTTACCTATGAGAAAGAGCTTCTTCGATGTAGTCATATAAATTCACTTTTGGTTTCCAACCTAATGCATTAAACAGTCTGTTATCTGCAACATTATCTAATCGTTCTGTATCATCACCGTTTGCCATAGTGACACTTGGTAAATATTTTTCTGCAATCTCTGACAATTTATAAGATTGTCCATAACCTAAATCATAAACACCTGAGATATCATAGTCAATATTAATTAATAATTCAATAGCAGAAATAACATCATCTACATGAATAAAATCTCTACTATGATTCTTGTTGATATACGTCACTTCATTTTTAATGATTTTTGGTATTAACATATTTTCTCGACCACCTGGACCATAAATTGTAGTAAATCGCAAACCTATACTATTTTTTGGTGCAATCTTCTCAATTTGTCTTTTACTTTTTGCATATGGATTTCTTTTTGGTTCTTTTGCTGTACTTGAGCTGGCATAGATTATCTTTGTATTATTAAAATGGTCAAATAATCTTTGTGATGCCATAACATTATTTTTGATATATTCTTCAGGATTAGTTATACTCTCTCTAACACCTGAAGAACCTGCAAGATGTATGACACAATCTACATCATAGTTTAAATCACATGTCAATAGATTTTTGCCTAAATTTTTATCTATTTTAATTAATAAATGATTTTTACTTAATTCTCTGCAAAGATTTTTACCTACAAAACCTTCACTACCTGTTACTAATATATTCATTGAACTCCTCATAATTCATTTGACTTACATTATCTATATGTCTCCATTCCTCTGGCCACACTTCGCCACCTACACGATAGAATTGTATAATTTTATTCTCTTTAAATACCGTTGACATTTGTTTAATCCACTTACCTGAAAATTTCTCTGATGCATCGTTTGGTGCATAACTATTGGTGCCTTTATAAATGTTATTTAATAAATTTGATGTTGGTTTTTTAATATCAATATAGTTTGACAAATCAAAACCTAACATAAAAATCTTACCAGGACCTTTTGTATTTCGAGCTGCATAATCTAACATTGTCTGACCTGTATCAAAATGTCTGTCTTCACCTAATGCATCTTTAAATGATTGAATACGATCTCTTGCTTTAGGAAACATTTTAAGAGCGCCTTCATATTTGTGTTTTGCAATCATCTTTGAAAATAACCATGCACCTTTTTTTACCATTTCTTCAAAGATAGGACTATCAATACAACCTATGTAATCTGGTGCAAAATCTCTATACAGTGCATTACAACCGTAAGTTTCACCAATACCTCTGAGTTTCTTTAAATCAAATTGTAAACGACTAGTACCATTGGCGATTACAAACTTAGGCATTGACTAACTCCTTGATAATGTTTTTTAATTTATCATAATCTTTTTCACCAAGAAATGTTGTGTATTTACGTGCAAGTAAACTCACTTTAGGCCATACAATCTTTTCTTCAATCTCTTTATCAAACTTTTTACAATAGTTAAACATCTTTTGTAAAACTGATAGGGTATCTAAACCAATCTTTCTTGCAAGAAAACTTTTAAGTAGAATAGGATGTTGACCTTTATAACATTTAAATATCTTATTGAAATCACCGTTTGCCTTTTTAATAAGATGTGACATATCTAACTTGAAGTAATAAGAGAAACCATCTCTGCGTTTGATATGTTGTAAATACTTTTGTTCTGCTGTGGATGAGTTAAGGTCTCCCACCCAAGTGTTATGATTGCCAACAAAACCAGAAACAAGAAAATCGACAATATCAGCCTTATACTTCTTAGCAATACGATGAAAAAAGAAGCGATCATTTCTTTTACTAAAGGAATCATAAGTAGCCCGAGTCCTACCATTATACTGATCAAAATTATAGTCATCACGTGTAAAATGTAACTTGATCGCTAGATATATTTTATATACTTCAAATCCATCCATCAAACAGGCAGTGTGCCACTTTTCGGTAAATAATGCAATTCTTCAGCATTCAATTTAATCTTTTCTTTGAGTGTGCGATTAATTAAATGTGTAATAGTATCTGGTTCAATTTCTTTTTCTTTACAATATTCTAAGATAGCATCCATGTGTGTCATCTGTTTCATTTGAACTTTTTGATCAATCAGAATTGCAAAGTCTTTAGGTGTCACCCTTGATCTCCAGTTGTTGTTGATATTGTTGTTGATGCGGTGCCTGATAAAGGTACATCACTACCATATTCAAATATGGAAATTTGTTCTTTATTCTCTTGTGATTCTTCATAGAGAATGAGTGCAATCAAAGAATACACAGCATTATCCATTAGTGTGTCTTTGATTGATTCATCATTATATTTCAACTCACCTTTTTGTATAAAAGACATTAATCGGCTGTACTTATCACCAAGTCTAACTGCAATACCTTTCCAGGCATCAATACCACCTAGTTCTGACAGTCTAAAGTTAGCAAATGGATCTGCCTCTTGAGCATAGTCATGTCTTTTCTTGTCATGGAGTGTTCTCATTTCTTGTAGTAAATCATAAAATCGATGTGTGTATTTGTGCATTATATAATCCTTTTTAATTTATGGAGCGGACGGATGGTATTGCGCCATCTTTTCTCGATTGGAAACCAAGCGTATTACTTTTATACGACATCCGCATATTAGTTTATTATATCATTTTTTTGAACAAAAGTCAACATTATTTTTTATATATTTCATGTTTCACACTGATGCTTGAAACGCATAGTTCATTTTTATCATTAAATACCATTATTGCAATTGTTGTTAAATCCGAAGAAGCCGCAAAAAAGACTGCTTCTCTTTTATCTTCGAAGATATCATAACCCTCACCAAAAGATATAGGTAATAAGTTGAAATAATAACCCATATAGTAAGCGACTTTATCGACATCACCACAAAAGAGCGTAACCTCTTTGGTGTTAGTAAATGTTTCATTGAATTGTTCTGAGAACTCTCTGGCTTTTGCTTGAAATATATAAACATCCAAAAGAAATATAATGATTGCAAGACTAAAGATTATTCTTTTCATTTTCTATCCACCTATAAAATTCCTCAATTGCTTCTTTGAGTAGAGGTAGATAGTCTTTTTTGTTCTTCTTAAATACTTGTGTAGCACCATCCTCGGTAACAACAAGTATAACTATATTTTCAATGGGTGTACCCGTTCTTTCTTCATACATTTCTGCATAAGCTGAACCTTGTATAAAGTAGTTGGTTATCCATTCCTCTTTCTTCTCACCTGAAGAAGTTTTGAAGTCTATTACTGAAAGTTCGCCTTCATATTCAGCGATACAATCTACTCGACCTGCAACTGTATATTTCTCAGAAAACAACTGTGCTTCCTGAGTGTGTATATTATTTATGTTGTTAAGGATAGGTTTAAATTCGTTGAACATACACCACGCAAGAAAATTCTTCTTGTGTTTTTCTGATAGTTCAACTTGGTCTAGGTTGTTAAGGTAATCCTCAACCATATTATGAAGAGCAGTTCCACGATTAGCAGATTTTCTGCCAATGTAGTTAGCGACTTCATCACCAACTCGTTGACGCCACTCCATAAGTCCCTTCTTATCTCTTTGTGATAAGACGGTTGTGATTGAGGGATAGGATTTACCTGTTTCTTTGTCTTCATAGAATCTTTTGCCATCTACGTTTTTTGCCTTTAATTCTGGTAATTGTACTGGTTCTAAATGATTAAACATAATATAATTATATCACACTTTAACTAAAATGTCAATAGTTAATCATCTCCAATGCTAATTCGTTAGTTTCATTAACTCGTCTAGTCCAACCTTTACCAAAAGTATCAAACGTTGATAATGATTCATAATATTCTTGTCTTGCTTTGGAATAGTTTTCAATGGTTTCTTTTAATCCATGTTCTTTTACATATTCACTTACTTTTGCAAGAGTATTAGGTCCAATACCACCATCGGCAACAGTACCAATCATTGTTTGTAGATATTTTGCAGCTCGACCTGTACCTGCGTTGACACCAAAATCAAAGACTGCCAAATCTAAACCAGAAGGCAAATCATCACCTTTTACTTTATCCCAATAGTTCTTTTTGTATATTGGTTCTACGTCTTCTCTGGTCAAATCCTTCATATCTTTGGTGCCACCGAAGTCTTCGTAAACTCTCTTGGTGACGCCTAAATTTGTTTCTCCTCCAGGGTCTTTCGGGTGATTCACATAACCGCCCTCGTGGTGTAGTATTGTTTCTAAACATTTAATCCAATTGTTTTGCATTTGCTATCTCCGTTTTGTAATAAAGTTTAAGTTTCTTGTGGTCTCTTAAAATTCTCCACATGTCTGATGAACGATCGATATCTCTATCACGTTCCATTTCTTCTACTTTCTTTTTATAATATTTGTGTAGTTGTTTTAAGTCT